GTGCAGCCACCGGCGGAACATCCCGCCGTAACCGGCATGAGGGTATGTTTCTCCCCAAATGCGCATCTCGCTCTTTGTTTCTTCAAATGTTCTCTCCGGGATGCCCTTACCTGCAATCAATCCCCGTGCCACCGCAGCGGTCATGACGGTATCATCGGTGAAGTGCGATTTCTCGCTCAGCAGCGGAAAATCCTTGTGCTTGTAATTGTTGTGGTCAAATTCATTAGGATAAACATGATAACTATATCAGCAGGGGCCTCCGGGCTCCTGCTTTCTTTCTGCTCTGCTGCGGTTTCGGGCATAATGCCGCAAAAAGCGTCATTCTTGAAAACTTTTTGCCACAAATTGCCAGATTTTACTTGACATTGTCCCTTTTAGGGTCTATAATGAAGGTACAAGAAAACGCTATGACCCAAAACGGGTAGGAGGACAAAAAGATGTTTGAAGTGACCTATCAGGAAGTAAACAAGCGCGACGAAGTCGTCACCAAGCGCAAGTCTTTCAAGACCGCTGCCGCCCGCGACAAGTTTGTCGAGAGAGCATCCCAGAAGGACAACTTCCTTTGTGTTCTCGCTTACGCTGGTTAATGGAGGTGCTCAAGATGTTCAAGAAAATCGTGAAATCCATTGCCGCCATCAAGACCGAGAACGACCGCGACGAGTGCTACTGGCAGATTGACCGTGCATTCGAGGAAGAGCGCATCTCCTTTGAGGACCACGAGCTCCTCTACGGTCTGGCCGGTATGGTTGAGGTCGCTTAATTTTTTTGCTTTCGTGTGTCCCTTTTAGGGGCGTCAATCAAGCAGAAAGACCCGTTTCGGGTAGGAGGTTTTTATGGAGCTCTACAAGTACACCGGCAGCGTTGCCGTCCTCACCGTTCGTTTCGGCAAGGCCGAAACCATCACCCTCTACGACAGCTATGACGATAGCGTTGCTCCGGTTCGTCTGGATGTTCGCGGTGCTCTGGCAGAGTACATCAAGCAAATCGAGGGCACGGACAGCGAGGAGCGGTACATGAATCTCGACTGGTACTACGACTTCAATATGCTGCTCCGGCGCATTGAGGTTCCGGGCGTCCCGTCCAAAAAGTTCCAGATGACCGGTGTCCCGGCCAAGGTTCTGACGCAGACCCGCAGCAATCCGGACGAGCTCGTCTGCTTCGGTTGCCCCGATTTCATCAACACGAGCAAGCCGGTCTCGATGGGTCAAGATGATTACCACAACTTCCTCATGTGGAAGCGTGAGAACAGAGATTAAGGAGGTGCGCGTTATGACGCAGGTAAGGTATTTCGGGTTCGTCAAGGCCGAGGAGCCTTGGACGGGTAACCAGTTCAAGATGTACGCCGGAAAGAACGGCTCCACGTTTGGGAGCAAGGTTCCGGCCGGTTCTGTTGTGGAGTGCGGTTACAAGAGCATTAGCTCCGCCGACAGCGCAGCGAGGGAACTGAAATCCCGCTTTGCCGTCTTTGGCAAGATGGTCGCGGGAGCCAAACCGCAAAGGAGTGTCAACTATGAAAACGAAGTCCTACAAGGCAACTTTCTTCCGCCACAATCCCCAGCTCAAGAATGGCGGTTACGTCACCGAGCGTAAGATTGAGGCCGTCTCGCTGCCCTCTGCTCGCAAAAGAGCCCGCGAGATTTCCGAGCACTGTGTATACGGCAGCATGGAGCTGCTCGACATCGAAATGGAGGCATAAGAGATATGACCGTTCTTGAGCGTTTGAAAGCTGCCGGGTATGACCCGGCGCTCTCCCTTTATCCTGATTCCGTCGGTTCTTCCGGTTCGATGGAGTGCGAGCGCATCGAGATTCGCACTTTCCGCTGCCGCCCCAGCGAGTTCCGGGAGGCTCTCGGGGTGACTGCAACGGCATTCACGCACTTCTCCGACGGTAGTGAGCGGCCGTACCCGGAAGGGTGGCAGAACGGCGACGCGGCCCGGGTCACTCTTTTCTTCGACGCAGCTCTTGGCTTTCACAATTTCGGGAGCGTCCAGACCGACTTTCGGTTCTGCGACAACGAGCTCCGTTACCGGCTCCTGAGCCGGTGCGTTCAGGACTGCAAGTATTTTCTTGGCCCGGGTTCCCGGTTCAGCAAGTACCTCTGGGGAGGCTCCGTTGCAAGTCACATCAAGGCTATGCACATCCTCTGGGACAGCTTTTCGCCGTCGCAAAAACCGGAGTGGACCTCTCTCGAGGATATTGAGGATTTCAGCAAGAAGATGATGGTGGAGGAGGTTTTCTGATATGGCTGCCGCGCGCTTCAAACTGTTCCTTGGCTGTCTCGGCAACGGGGTTACGGTCTGCAACTCCGCCGTGATGGAAAATGGCGATTTCAAGATGGTCGCTCACATCTCCCCCGAGGGCAAAATCACATGGTACGTCAGCGAGGACTATCCGCCTGCGGATGCTCTCGCGAGCATCCGGGCCTGCGCAGAACAGGAGCGGGCAAAGTACGAGAAATGGCTCAACAGCCTGTCTCCGGCCGCGCGCCGGGAGTACCAGCTTGAGCGGTTGCCGCTCCCCGAGTTGCTCGAGGAGCTCCGCAAGGCGAAAGAGGAAAGAGAGGGAGGCTAATGGCCCGCGATATTCACGATTACGACAGCCTCAAGGAGGCGTACAACGACCTGCTCATGTTCGAGCGGTTTCCCGGTCCGGTGCATAGTGAGCGCGTCGAGGAGTTCGTCATTCAGCTCAAGCGTGACATCCGAGAATACGTCAATCGTGTTTCCGATTGCCACATCGTCCGCGACGAGCTCGATTCTTTCATCGAGCTCGTCAAGCTGCCTGAGAAGCTCTCTCCCCTCTCAAAAGAGAGCGTTCTCGAATGGTTCTATATGCACCGGGCCTACCGCGACGACCTTTATGACGGCGCGGGGTGCTCCGGTCAGTTCTTTACCACCTGCGTCAGGCTCTTTCGCCGTCGCGGTTGCTGGTACGCCTATCATTTTGTTTCGGTCGATATGTAAGGAGGTTCGCATGGAAATCAACATCACATACAAAAACCCAGAACACGAGGCTGCGTTCCTGTCTGAGCTTCAGCGCATTCCGCACATCGTAAATCCCGAATCCGGGCGCATCAATCCGTATTGGGGCGCGTCCCTGTATCTGCTCTCCGCGCTCACGCGCTGGCCGGAGCTCCGTATTGCCGTCATCGGTGATGACTACATGGCGTTTGCGGCTGCAAAGGAGGCGTTCAATTTGAGCCAGAACGAGCGCATCGTCGTCGAGCTGGCCGCCAATTTCTACAACGCCGGTCTGTTTTGTATGCCGGGTTTCGAGATGGTCTACGCCACCTGCGACACGGCTTTCTCGCTCATTCTTGAGGCGTTCCGCCTGCGCCGTGCAAAGCTCTTTTACAAAGATGGGGAGGTGTCCGCAGAATGGGAAGAAAGAAAATGAGCCTCCGGCGCGCCGTCGCCATCCTGCGTCTTGTCGCTGCGGATGACCTGTCCTCCGGGCGGGCAATCGACGGGCAGAATGAGGCTGCTGCCGTCGTGCTGGAAGATTACGAGGAGACAAAGAAAGAGCTCGCAGATTGGGTGAATGCTTCTCCCGAGGAGCTCGCCGATGTTATAGCCGGGATGTAAGGAGGCCTGTACCGTGGCTGCTGTCTATCGGACGTTGTATGAGAAGTATGAGCAAAACGACGTTTTGCACGTCGGGATTCAGGAGGTCGTCGAGGCCGAAAAGGAGATTGACACGTTCCTCAAGTCTCTCGACCGCAACCAGCGCGACCAGCTCGACACGCTGCTGGGGCGTCTGTCCCGCGCCTACGAGATGCAGGGTTTTCTTTTCGGTGGTCTTGCATCCGGCGCAAAGTGGAACGGAAAGACGGCTCCCGAACCGGGCGACGGATACGGCCGGAGCGTCCGGGCCTATCACGGCTCAACGCTCGCTCCGGTCTGCCAGATTGACCGCAAGACGAATCAGGTCATACATGAGTATCCGAGTATCGCTGCTGCCTCCCGTGCTACCGGTCTGGATGACAGCGCAATCGGAAAGGTATGCAAGGGAAAGTTGCCCCATGCGGGTGGTTTTCTCTTTCGGTACATCGAGCAGTAAATCTTTCACAGGTACGCAAAAATATTTCAAGTTTTTGCCATTTCGCTCTTGCTTTCCACGCGTTCGCGTGGTATAATATAGTCAGTTGAGGGGGTTGCTCCTCAACGAGTAAGGTGGCAAGGCCAGAAAGGAAACAAAATGGACGACGAAATGAATACCGCTGAGGTGCTTCGCGACGAGGCAAAGGAGAACCGAACCCGTGAAATTCTTGAGCTTATGCGTAACAGCAAAACGCTCGAGGAGGCCATGGAAAAAGTAAAAGCCCTGCTCAACAAGTAAGCAGGGCTCTCCGATGAAGAACAAAGGCCGATGACGGCGGCCTGAGTTCTGAAACGCTGGGAGAGTGAGAAAACGGCTTGCAACGCCTCACTCCTCCGGCATTTTTATAATATCAGAATCAAGGGAGGATTTCAAGATGGTGTCTATGCCACTTACAGCTCGCATAATCTACCTGCGAGAGTCTCGTGGACTGAACCGCACCCGGTTGGCGCAGCTCTCCGGCGTCTCGCTGCGGACACTTGAGGACTGGGAGGCCGGTCGCCGTGTCCCGCGTGATGTCTACCAGATTCATGCTGTCGCTTCTGCGCTCGACATGAGCATTGAGGATTATCTTGGGCTATAAAAAATTAGGAGGTCCGGCGATGTGCCGGGCCTCCCTTTTTGTTATTCTGGCATAAAGCCGTAACCGGCCTCAAATGCCGCTACTTCTCGGAGGTAGGCAACGCGGCCTGCTGCGCGGTCGATGGCGTCGCGCAATTCGCGGTTTTCCACCAGCTTGAGCAGCGCGGTGAGCGTGTCCTCTGCCTGCATGATTTCGCGGGTGTCCTGCGGGTTGACCTGCTCCATGTAGAGCTCATAAATAGACTGTTCCATGCTTGCCTCCTATGCCCGCCAGTGGTCGAGCCGCTGCCGCGCATACAGGATTTGCGCGCGCCGTTCTTCCCGCTGCGGGTGTTTCGGAGCAGCCATTGTGACGGGAGGGCTGTTCGTGGTCCCCGTGCAGCCCTCTCCATCACCTCCCTGTGGGCCGTCTCCCGCAGGCTGATTTTAACTTGCTGGCTATTTGCTGGTAGCTTTTCGGGGTGCTTTCTCCTGCGTCGAGCCGTAGAACGTCACGAGCGCGGCTCCGGGGCCTCGATTTCGGGCTTTTGCGGTCTGGCCGTAAAGTTTGCCGCCTAGCCGCCACGACGCTTTGTGGGTCTCCGCAGGAGGCTTTCGTCACTTGCTGGGTCATTTCACGATTTCCGCCAGCCTCTCGATGGTGACATCCGTCTCAATGTACGGGCTGCTGCCGCTGTCGTCCGTGTAGGTTCCGGTTACTCCATCCGTGCTTTTCCAAAGTATCAGGTTTTCCACCTTGCTGCTGTTGCCCTCGCTGAACTCCTCGACCTTGTACTCCGAAAGCGTGATGCCAAGCTCTGCCGCTTTGTCGAACACTGCCTGTGCCGTCTGCTCCGCCACTATCGGGAGATACAGGCCGCCAGAGGAAACGGTTCGGATGGTGAGCGTGTACTTGCTGCTGTAATAGAACGCATCAATCGACGATATGTAGGCTGCGCTTTCTTTGTCCAGCGCGTTCAGTGTGGTTTCCTCGAGGACGCTCCGGTTCGTCTCCGGTGTCGATACTCTGGTTGTGCTGGTTGTTCTCTTTCGGGGTACTACGAGGTCGAATCCGCCAAAAAGCATGAACGCAAAGAATACAGCGACGACTATGGCTATGACGTTCGCTTTTTTGTTCTGCTTTTTACCCGGCTCCGCTGCTGGGTTTTCTTTTTTGGGCTGCGTCGGTTTCTGCTCCGGCGTCGGTTTCTGCTCCGGCGTCGGCTCCTCTTTCACGCGGTCCGCAAAGCTCACCTTTTCCTTATCATCACCGAAGTATGCCCAAAAGCACTTTTCCCGTTCGTCCACATACAGGTGCGTCATGTACTTCCAGCCATGCTTCGTGCGGTATTTTCCTAGAACCTTTTTGTGTGGGACGTCTATCACAGCGAATGTTCCGCTGTCCTCGTCGTTCCGAGCATTGTGCGCTGTCTGGCACACGGCGTATCTTGAGCCGTCTGAAATGGAGGCCGCGTTTACAAAAGATTCCGTTTCGTACACCAGCTCCGGGGTGAATGAATCATCCGTGATGTAGAACCGCTTTCCCCAAAAGCAAGCAATCTTGGAATCCCTGCTCATTACGAAGTTGATTTCGAGCGATGGCTTGTACGCGCACTGCTGTTTCAGCCTCTCCCGTACCTCGTCCATCGGGATGCTGGCCGGGTCCACGAATCGCGCGTTGCTACTTGTTGCCCCCCCCCGAACAGTTGTTCGTGGGTAGGGGACACAGTTGTGTTACCCATAACTGTTGTCCTCCTGTCCTTGTGTTGGTGTTGGTGGTCGTGCTTTTATGATAGCACCTAAAAGTGACAATGGCAACGGCTTTCGCACCAGCGATTGCCAAATCGCTGAATATAATATATCCTCTACTATACTCTTCTTTACTCTACTCTACTTTGTCGATTGTTTCGCCGGAAATACCCGGAAATGCTGTTTTCAGTGTATATCCGCGCGGATATGTGCTCAAAACGGTATTTCCGCTCCGGTTATCCTGTTTTTCGTGGGATTTTGGGACAATGGTGTGCGCAGTCTCCTGCGACCCTTTTATCAACTTTTTTCACCTAGTTTTCCACTTTTCGGGTCATTCCGGTTTTTCCGGGCCGTTTTTCTGCGGTTATCCACGGAAATGATAGAAAACGTATCAAAAAGTGCTTTTCTGTTCCGAAAATGCTCGTTTTCGTTAATAACCGCGCCGGAAATGCTGTTTTAAGTGCGTTTCCGGGGAAGATATTGCAAAAAACGGCAATAAAAAAAGAGCCTCCCGGCCCTCTTGTGCGAGGAATACCGGGAGGCTCAAGCTGTTATGGGGTAGCCGCTGGGGCGTTCTTAGCGAATCTGGCTCTTGACCTTCTCGTAGGTCTTGTCAGCTTCCAGCGCGGCGGTGGTGAAGGAGTTGTTCTTCCACCACGCCACCAGCGCGGCCACAGTAGTGATGCCAGCGGTGACGAGCTGCTCCACAGTCTGGCTCTCGATGGGCAGGACAGGCTTGCCGCAGGCAGAAAGCACCTGATTGGTCAGCGCCAGCAGCAGGCAGGCGGTGCGGGCAACGGTCCCAGCAGAAATCTTGAGGTTCATAATCGTTCCTTTCTCCGGCTACGCCGGTTCAATTATCATTGTCTTTGATGGGAAGGGCTTTTGCGCGGTTATACAGCTCCGTGCCAGTTCCATTTCCACCGAGGGCGTGATAGCTCTTGTATAGGTATTCAAGGTTTTTCAGTCCAGGGGTATCAATATATCCAAGCTTGAGATAATGATGGCAGGACTGGTAAATGCGGTCGTGCAGGATAGCGAGCACGCCATCCAGCAGAGCTTTATACTTAACAGCTACCGCAATGATGGCCGCGCCCAGCAGGCCGAAAGCCCACTCAGCCCAGTATTGCAAAACAAATTGCCACATCGGCATCACCTCCTCCCTCACAGATACTTGTCTGCGCCGGAAATGGTTTTCCACGATGCGGGACCGCAGATGCCGTCCACCGTCAACTTGTGGGCTGTCTGCGCCTTAATCAGGGCATTCTCGGTGGCCTCTCCAAAGATGCCATCCGGGGTCAGCTTGAGGAGCCGCTGAAGCATCTTCGTCGCAGCGCGGTTTGCGTCTCCGGTGCAGCCGCGCTTGATGGTCGGCATGATGAATTTCAGGTAGGTGGTACTGGGATAGTGCTTCTTCGCGTCGCATAGCCATGTGGCCTTCGCATTGCGCGTGTCCGCGTGGCAGAAAGCGTTTCCGTCATACCAGTAGATGCCGATGCCGCCAAACCCTGCCGCCTGCGCGAGGATGCCAAGTGCAACAGGGTTGATGCTGCGGTTCATAGCGCGCCAGTCGGCGGCCATGCCGTAGCAGTGCTTCGAGCTGGGACTGCCACCAACGGCCTTACTGGCGTTGTGTATGAGGCAGCGGTAGCCGGAAGTAACTTTCAGCTCGCGGCCTACCTTGTCGCGGATGGTCTGGAGCTTTTCCGCAAGCTCAGTGTCAACGGACTGCTGTGTGCAACCGCAGGGGCACTGGAACTCCTTCCGCGTGAAGTTCTTCGTCAGCGCGGTGGTATCGCCGCGCCGGAATGTGATGACGGGCACTTTATCATCTCCTGTCTTTTTCAATCAACGGACAGCCTTGCATGGCACAGTCCACCATCAACACGCCGAACTCGGCCCGTTCGGTGCTCATGTTTTCGCCCTGCGCTTCAAGGCGGGTCAGCAGGCGCTCGACCAGCTCAGGCCATGTCATAGTCATCACCGGTGATGCGCTTGTAGTCCTCTGCGGTGATCTCGCCCTTGTTTACGCGCTCGGCCAGAACTTTCTTCACGCCAACGCGGCGGGATGCGGGCATCTCAGCCCAAGTCTTAGTGCCTGCAATCAGACGGTTTGCCCAGATAATGTTCATGGTGATACCTCCTTATTCCTTATTCAGCGCTGCGTCCAGCTCACACAGCGCGGTTTCGATGTCGGTCAAACGTTTCTCGTTGGCCGCGTCCTGTTCGCACATTGCGTCCTCGACCTCGGCCACGCGGTCAGGCAGGCGGTCTTTCTCGGCCTGCTCCTTGGCCTTGGCTTCCTTCTGTGCCCGCGTGGGCAGATCGTGTCTCTTCCAGTTCAGTGCCATTGTCCTGTACCTCCTTATTCAAAAGCGCCGCTGACGGCTTCGATGTAACCGCCCTCGCCGGATTCGCCGCGCTCCACGCTGACGCGGAAGTTAAACGCCGCGCCGTTGGTGACGGTCTTATTCTCAAAGACGATGTTCACGCCATTCTGAACCTCGGTCGTGGCATCCTGCCAGACCGGGGAGCTGTCGAGTGCGTTGTTGGTCACCTCAGCCTTGAACTTTGCATCATCCGGGATGGAGCCGGTCACCTGAAGCACAGCAACGGTAATGTCGCCGTCCACGGCCAGCGGTTCGGCCAGTGTCACGCTTGCGGCGTGGACGGCCTTGGTAAAGGTCGCGGACGTGCTGACGGTTTCCTCGCCGTCGCTCACCTCAACGGTGATGGTGTGGTTGCCGTTCAGGATTTTCTGGAATCCGGCAGCGCTGGCCGTCTGTTCAAAGGTCAGGGCCGTGCCGCTGGCAGCGCCAGTGCGGGCCTTGGTGGTCTTGCCGTCCAGCTTTTCGGTGACTGTCAAGGTGTCGCCGTCGGCATCCCTGACGGTGTACTTCCACGCAAAGGCCGCGTTCTTCTGCCCCAGAGCTGCGCCGTCCGTGCTGACGGTAGGTGCAGTGTTGACACTGACCGTGCCATCGTAAGACACCAAGAGAGTAGAGGGCAAAATCAAAGCGGGGCGAATGCCTCTCGAGCTGGAGCAGTTGGTGTCGCCACTGGTGCCAGCGGAGCCGACCACCAGCGCGCGGTTGGAGGTGACGTTGCAGCCCGGAGAGCGGAGCCACCAGCTGGTGGCAGAACCGTTGAGATAGGCAACACGCTTGGAATCCGAACCATTGTCTGCACAGCCCTTGAAATAGGCTAGCTCTGCACCCTCGCCTCTCGGCATATAGGAGTAGCTGAAACTCGTTTCGGTCGTACTGAGCAGGAAGATCTTCGCAGACAGGCCATTCGAGCCGCTGGTGACGGTCGTGGACGTACCGTGGCCCTTGCGATACGGAATCTTTACCTGCTTGATGGCGTTCTTGATGTTCGACTCGAACAGATTCAGGAACGTGCTGTTCAGGTAGGAATGGATGGTGCTGTTGGCATAATCGTTGGTGTTCGAGCTATGCCATGCACGGTTCTCATAAATGTCCTTCATCAGAAGCCATGTGCCGTTGCAGCTATCGTCATAGACGCTGGACGGCTTGCCCTGATGGACAACGATAAAATCTTTGGACGCGCCGTTGACTTTGATTTTGACAATGCTGCCAACGGCTTTCGTGCCCAGTTTTACGTTTGCCATAAATTTTCACCTCCTTAGAAATCAATGCGTGCCAGATCGGCGTTCCACACGCCGGTCACGGTCAGGCCGTCCAGACTGCCGAACGTGGCAGAGAACGGATTTTTCGCGACGTTCGTGCCGAGCTTCAGCTCAATGGCCTTGATGCTGGCGTTCATGGCTGCCACGCTGGCGCGGATGTCGCCGTGGGCGTTCTCCGCACCGTTGTGAGCGTCCACGGCTGCGCTGATGCGCTGGTCGGTCTCAGCCTTTTTGTAGCCGTCCACTTCCCACCGCTGGCTCTCGGTCAGGTGGCCGTCTGCATCCAGCGTGGCAATGCCGCCCGGAATGCCGATCTGGTCAGTGCGGACAACATCTTCATCCGGCGCCTTGCCGGGGCCTGCGTTAAAAGAACCGTATGCCATTTAGGTTCCCCCTTCCTGTGCATCCGTGTATTTCACGGTGCTTGTAATGTGATACTGTGCAGAAATTTTCTCGGTCGGAGCTTTGGCGGCCCTCAGCCGCAGCTTTCCTTCGAGGCTTTCGGTCGCAATAAAGCCCACCGCACCCGCCACATCGTAAAATTCCGGCAGTACCGTAACATCCACAATGTCGGTAGCCAACAGGCCCGCAATAGGGATGTCACAATAAAAATAGCCGGGGAAAGAATCATCTTCGCCCCAGCCATCGACCGGAATCGTAAAAGACACCGCAGCCGTGACATCCTGCTTTTCGTGCAGGATGTCATCAGTTTCCTCGAATCCGTTTGCAGTTGCTTCGGAAAGGTCTCCGAGTGCGGTGTTGCACTGCTTGATGTGGCTGCAAAGCGCGGCAAGCCCTGTGCCCAAAAGCGTTTTGATCTTCGCTTTTGCCATAGAGCTTACCTCCTCATGTCTTAGTCAGCCAGCAGAGCGGCGATCTCCTCTGCGGAGAAGTCCTCCACGTCCTCGTCGTGCAGAACATTCTTCGGCTCGGTGTACACGGCGACTTCCTTGCCGTCGATGTTCACATTGCCGTTGGTGGAGCTGGCGGCAGTCTTGGTTGCGCCCTCAGAGACACCGGCCAGCTTTTCGCCCTCGGCATCGGTCATCAGGCGCTTACCGGTCTCAGCAGCCACGAAGTCGGCAGGCTTCTTACTGCTGTCGGTCAGATTGCCCTCGCCATCCAGTGCAGCAAAGTTGCCGGTGGTGGCACCGGTGACCTTATCGGCCTTGCCGGAGATGTCCACTTCCTTAGGAGTAGGAACATACATACCATCGTCCTTCAGAACCAGGGCGTTGCCGGCAGCAGCGGAAACGTTAACCTTGACATCCACCTCATAACCAGCGATGGTAACGGTGGTGGATGCATCCTTGCCAGTGGCCTTGGCCTTATAGGTATCGACCAGAGCGGCCATGCTCAAGAAGGAGTAGGTGCAGGAGTCCGGGTTCTCGCCCTTGACGGCCAGCACCATGACCGGCTTGCCTTCCAGCTTGGGGTCGGTAGCGCCGGGATAGGTCTCAGCATCGAACTTGAACTTGGCCACGAAGGTGGTCTTGGTCTGGTCGAGGAACAGCTCAGAGGGGAAGTCAACGGAGAATGCAGCGGAGCCAGTCTTGTCAGTGCTGGTGTAGAAGTTCACAGTGTTGCCGTCCACAGCCAGAGACTTGATAGCGGCGTTGGCGGCGGTCTGAACCGGAGTAAAGGCATCCTTCTTGACGAAGGTCTTCTTGATCTCGGCGGTCAGGTTGCGGATGGTGGTCTTGGTAGAAATCTGCTTAGACATAGTAGTGTCCTCCTAAAATTATTTCAGCATATCAACGATTTCCTGCTGCGTTTCTTCCTCGTTCAGCAGGTCTTCGTTCGTCATAACGGTTTCTTTGCGGACAGTCAGCGCGTTTGCGCTGTCAAAGTCAAGGCCTTCGCCAATGCGGACGGCAATAGCGCCGCTCGCGTCACGCTTCAAGCCCTGACCAATGCTTACGCTACCGGTTTCACCCGAACCACCTCCTTTCCCGAACAGGGTCACGGTCGCCTGAATATTATCGGACGGGATGCGCTGTGAAAAGAATCTGATGAAACCATCATGCGTTTCGCACCCGTTCAGGACGCCCGCTTTGGTCGTAGTATAGAAGCTGCCGGGAGATACAACGCCAACGGGTACAAGCTCGCTGGTGCTGTCCGACAGTTCTGCATCATAAATGCACTGGTAGTAATCCATACCGCCAGCGTTTTCGTAATCATCCTCGCTGCGAGCGGGCTTCCACCCGTCAGCCGCAAGGGTGAGTTCGTAGGAGCCATAGTAGCCGCCGCCTGTGCCGCCGTCCACCTGCTCCTTGATAAGAGCCTTTACCTGTTCTTCGTTCAGGATTTCCCCGGATTCAGACAGGTTCTTCACGGCTGCGCTGACCGCTGCCGTGATTGTCGCCGCATGGGCGTCGGCATTGGCATTGTGCTTCTCGATCTCAGCTTTGACCAGCTTCATAAGTGCCTGTACCTGCGGGGCCAATGTAAGGCTGATATTCGCTTTGTTCGACACAGCCAGCAGAATGTCAACGTCGAACGCAAAATTAGCGTTTGTGCCACTCGCGGGAATCTCGACGCCGCGCTCGTCCTGCATAAGGAACAGCAGGACCTCCTCCCCGTCGTTCAAGCGGCCGAAAACGCCCACCTGATGCATAAGGTAGGCGTCGTCTCCGCTCTCAGTATGAACGCTGACCTTTCGCGCGGGATGCCCGTCGTCGTCCTCGATGGTCTCAATGCCAAGCAGCATCAGTTCGTGAAGGTCGCCACTGACCGTAGTTTCTTCCGAAAGGTCTGTGTCAGCAGAGCCAGTACCGCTCACAGCGCGGGTAATCTTCAGCGCGCCGCCGGAGAGAGATTCCGACAGCAGGGCGGCACCGGCGGCGGTGTAGTTAGATTTTTCCCAACTCACGTTGTCTGTCCTCCAATCTTGATTGTGATGGTTTCACGCGCGTTCGCAGGCCCGCCAGCGGCAAACGCCCGCGCGCTGATGGTTTTCGGTCCGATGGTTCCCGGCAGCTTAACAGAGGCTTGCATCCGGGCTGCCCGGAGTGCTCCCGCAGCATATGCCGTCGCGCTGACAGTTCGCGGCTTAATAGTTCCCGGCAGTCGCACCGTGCAAGAAATTGTCGTACCGAGCGGAGCGGCTGCCGCGTATGCTGGCTGTACATCCGGTTTGTAGCTAAGAGAAAGTGACAGCGCAAGGTGCGCCGGTATTTTTCTCAGCAAACACTCGATGATGTCGCTCGAAAAGAAAGCCGATTCATACGGTGGCGATATGCAAACGTAGATTCTGCCCTTGCTGAATTTGACCTCTGGGGTGTCTCCGGTATAACCTCGGACGAGCTCTTTTATTTCAGGCGCGCCAATATGGTTCGCGCCAACAAAATACGACGCTACTAACTTGCGCCGAACCTCAAGAGTTCTGTTCTTGTTCGGTGCAATGTCGAGAAACGCCTCCATATCGGAGAGTGCAGCTGCGTCCATCATCGAGATAAAGGTATCGTTCGCTGCTGCGTCAACGCCTGCCTCGATTTCGTCGAGCTTTCCTCCTGCGGAACGCCAGATGGCATCCATCTCAAAAACGTCCCGGTAGAATACCGGGTAAAATGTTTTTAGCTCCTCATATACGTTTGGAAATCCATTAGGATACAGGGTCGGTTTCACTGACGTTCACCTCCCCTAAGACAAAGACCTCCTCTGTTCCGGTCTCGACGTTTGAGGTCTGACCGTTAAAGCGGAGGTTTTCGTAGTCCAGCACTCCCGTGAGGCCGTAAATAGTATTTCCGACCGTGCTAATACGCAGGGTCGGCGTTTCCCCGTCGTTCGCCGCAAGATTGATACTCTTGACTTGTGCCTTGAGTGCAGTCTGTGCTGCATCCTTGACCGTGGCAAGGTTTCCGCCCTTTGCCAACGTGACAGAGAACGAAATATCCACCTTTTTAGCGGTGGCTGCAACGGCCGTGAAGTGCGCGCCAATATTGGCCTGCCCTTCCCCCAATCCGGTTCCGCCCGGGTCGATGTACTCCTGCACACGCTGCACGACAGCGTCCGATGCCGGTCCTCCCTCCGTATCAATAAGAACTCCCTTGACGGTGTTCTCTCCTGCCCAAAGAGGGATGATGCGTGCGCGGCCGACGCCAGAAATGCTTTCGCACCACGTCTTATAGTGCTGGCGGTTTCCGTTTTCAGCCGGGCCCGCAATTTTCTCCTGAACTCGTTTTCGGAGGCTCTCGTCGTCCTCCTCGTCGGAGCCCGGCTCAAGGTCCTCCGCGATAGAACAGGCTGTGAGCTCGCGCAATGTTTCAACCGGAACGACCGCCGTTCCGGACAAAATATCATTTGCCGCCGTTCCGGTTTCCTCCGCTTCAATATAGAAGCCAAGGTCATCGTCCTGCGCCAACACAAAATATTGCCCATCGCAGAAAAAGCGTGTCCCGAGTTCCGGGAGCTCGCCCTCGTATTTGATGCGGTACTTTGCAGCGGAGGCAACCTGTCTATAAACGCCGTTTTCCTCGGCTCTCAGTGTAAGGTAGTCTCCGGTCGCTGTCACCAAGAACACCATCTCGAATACCTGTTCAAGGTCTGCGTAGTATTTAGCGATTTTGAAAGCGATACCAGCGACAGCATCGTAGAAGATGCTGCCCTGCCGCAGGTCGATGCCATCTGGCGCGCGGCTCAAGATGTCCTCTAAAACCTTGTCATAGGTCTGGGCTTCAAACACCTTATATCACCTCCTCGACCTCTGTGGTCCCATAAATGGTGTCAGCTTTGAAATGCACGTTGCAGTAGTCCTCGTTGAACTCAAACTCAAAGTCATAGACTTTCAGAATACGACCGTCACAAAGGAGTGCATCCTCTACAAGCCTCGGGATTTCCGACTTGATAAGCTCCTCCGTCGCACTCTCGTCCTTGATGGTGTCCTTGATTTCGCTGCCATACTGGTTGTCGTACACAAGGCAATGGAACCGAGGCGTAAGAAGCGCTTTCTCGATGTATTGGTTGACAGCCTCGAGGCCATCAACTTTTCCAACGATGCGTCCGGTCTTGAGGTCGAGTTTATAGGTGAGCGACGGCTGCTCTTTCTCCTCCTCAATGCCGGATATAGCGATTGGAACAAAAACTCTGCTCATACGATAGCCCTTTCGAGCGCAATGTAGCTTTTGCCGTTGTTGAAGCGGAGAAGATACACGGACTCTCCAACCTTGAGCGCATTGTAAACCGTCATAAGCGCTCCTTCGATGACAAAGGTTTGCAACGAATGGATGTGAGCGCTCGCTTTGGAGCTCTCAACCTTGTGGTAGTCTCCCTCCGGCTGGTCCTTTGCTCCTTCATAAGGGCATCCGATTATGCCAGAGACTTTACCAGAACGGGAATCCAGCAGGTCAAAGTCGTGCCCATGCGCTCCGCCGATATGAGTATTGCTGTCGATTTTTCCGCCAGCAAGAGATATATCAATGCGGGTCTGGTAGTCGGTAAGGTTGCGAGGGACGAGAAGCGCACTACCAGAAATTTCGAGCTTTTCGTCGTTCTCTATCTTGATGGTAAGCGGACTTTCGCTTGTAACCGTGCCGACCACAATGCCACCATCGTTCGGGAGCATAGACATAAAGAGCTGCTTGAAGCTCGTTGCCTGTTCCGGGTCCATAGGCTTCTCCTATCCGATTTGACTGGCGTTCACCCATCCATACACGGTGCTCTGCTTGTCCGTGTGGATGATGTGATACGGGTGTTTTGCGTTCTTGCCTTTGGCAATGGCCGTTATTTTAGCAGGGCCCGCTTTTGGGCTGTTGGTCGGAGAGATCGCGGTGGACGCCACATACTGCGGGCCTCCGGTAAACTGAACCTTATCTCCGACGGAGTGCGCGTTCTTTTTACTCGAGCTGCTACTCGTTTTGACTTTCCGCTCCGTGTCCGTCGCCATGTTCATGGTGAGGCGCATTGAATGGTAGTTTCCCTTAAACGTGTGGGTATCTTCGTCAACATAGTAGCTGTTCGAGATTCCGAGAGGATTGATGATAATGCAGACTCCAATGCCAGAAATCACGTCCGGGATTCCGAGAGCCTCCACATTGAGTGACTTACTCGGGAGCTTCTCCTCCGCCAACATGGACTCCACCATGTCTGCGAGGTTTGCCTCCTCGGTATTGCTGTCGGGCGTCGTGATGTCCTGCATAATTCCGATGGTTTTCTCGAGTTCCGTGTCAGCCTTTTGGGCGACAACTTTGTCTTCTTTCGACAACAGCTTGATTCTGGTTTTCACCTTCTCGATACTGCACGAGTAGTCGTAGTTTGAAAGGTTACTTCCCGCTTCAACCACCCACTGCAAGATGCTGTCTTTCCGCTTAATCAGGCTCAAGGAGCCGCCAGTGGAAGTAACATAGTATCTGATTCCGGTCGCCTTGAAAGTAAGGCTCAGAGCATCAAGAATCACGTCACAGGCCGTTGTCTTTGCTTTCGGGAGTTCCGAAATCACATAGCCCGTATCAGCGACATCCTTGTATGGAATCTGGAATCTGTTGCAGCAATCTTTGAAGATGTCTGAAGCCTTTTTCTGTTTGTAGTTAAAGCTGTCTTTGTTGTTCGACAGATAAATACCAACATCGTAGGCTTTAATGGTCATGGTCTTTTTTGCGCTCTGCTTCTGCGACATGATGATGCCGCGAAAAAGTTCTTCGCCCTCCCAATAGAAAACACAGTGATTTCCCTTGGTAACATCAATGCCGGAACGGGCGTGTTTCCAGCCGTCATCGTCGATAAGTGAAACGGAAAGAGAGCGTGCCGGAGAGCCCTTGCGGCCGCTCCATGTTACGCTCTCGACCAGTTCGCTCATGTCGTAGGTGGTCTCGTCCTTGGTGACGAGAAATGTAATCTTGCCCATTACCTCACCTCACGGGAGCTGCAACACCTGTCCGGGATAAATCAAGTTTGGATTCTTGATTTTATCCTTGTTCAGTGCATAGATTTCGTTGTACCGGCCGCCGTCTCCGAGGGCCGTTTTCGAGATGTTGTAGAGGCAGTCTCCGGGCTTTACCGTGTAAGTTTTTGCCTGAACGCGGTTATCTGTCCGGGTCGAGCTCTTAGAGACGGTCGCCGTCCCAGCAGAATCAACTTTGACCTGCCTGACCTTGACCTCTCGGTACTCCTTGAGCTTGATTTTGTAGTAGATGCTGTCCGGGTCTCCGCCCTGCTCATAGGGCTGTAATGTTTGGATAGCAGCGTAAAAGTTCGCGCTCGTTCCGGTAAGGATGAGGTGAGCTGGCTTGTCGCTGTTCTTCCACTCACACAGCTTTTGGAGTAAAACCTTGGGCGAGGTAATGCTCCGGGTTTGAAGTCCCGGGAAATAGGTTGCCGGGAAAAAGCCATCCCATGAAACCTCGACCGCTGGACGGTCTTGCAAGATAATAATTTCACCGAGGCCGCTGATGGTGACGCTCGTGTTCTTCGTTCCGAGACTGACGCTGAACTTCTCTGGCAAAACAGGAAATTGCATTTTTTCCCGCTCGCCGTCGTGCGTAAGCCAGAGCTGCCGGTTACTCTTAAAAATCATACGCAAGGTCTCCTTCCTCAAAAATCTCGCCCTTAATGATGTTCATAAGGACCGGCTTTACATGGCGTGTCAGAACATCGAGGATTGTCTCCTCGTCCGCTCCGGTCGCGTCAATAGAACCGCTGCCGTTGATTTCAAGGATGATTCTTTTCTCGCTGCGGTCCGCTCCCCCTTCTTCGGATGGAGCGGACCGGCCACCAGAACTAAACGCCGCAGAGTTTTCGGTCGAAATAGGCGTCTCGTCGCCTCCAACCGCCGACAGGATTTTTTCGGTCTCCTGCGCGGGGAATACTTCGGAGCCTCTTGCTCCAACAATAAGCTCCGGGCCCTCCTCACCGGCGATGTAGACGTCCTCCGGTGCGGACAGCGTGCCGTTTGCATGGCCCGAAACTGTCGTGCTGGGTGTGGTGCTCAGGTGAGCGGCAGCCGCGTTTGCGACGGCCTGCGCCGCGCTCCCGGCCTCGCCAGTCATGGAGCGGATGGCATTGCAGTAAGCCTCAATGGTAGCTTTCGCTGCTGCTGCCGCCTCGTCGGTCATCTCCATTTTCCCGACCGTGCCGACCATCGTCTGCTCGATTTCGCCCATCTTCTCGTCGAAGTCGGTCTCCATCTTGGCAACGCTGTCTGCAAAGGCGTCCTTCGCCTTTGTGGTCTCCTCGAACTTAGAGTTAAATTCGTCCACGAACTTAGAGGCTGCTGCGGGCATACCCTCGGTGCTGCCGCCCAGTTTCTCGATATTCTGGATGATGGCGTTGATGTAGCCTGCGCTTTCCTCGCTGCCATCGCTCAACGACTTAATCAGGCCGTCATCGAGGCCATATTCTGCGGCCTTTTTGAGGTTTTCAGAGTAGAGGTTGAGGTAGTCCGTCTGGCTCTGCATGGCCTTTTCCATGTCGCTGATGGAAAGCTCCGACGAGGTTTTCATCGTGTCGAACAGACCGATTTGGCCCTCTATGCTCTCGCGGGCGGACTGGTAAGCCTTGTCGTAGGCTGCGGTCAGCTCGTCGAGAGCAGACTGCGCAGAGCTTGTAGCCATACTGACGGCTTCGTCATAGGTGACGGTCTGGTTCTGCGCATCCTCAACCGCCTGTGCAACGCCGCGCCACTCGCCCTCGATGTCGGAGAGGGTCTGCTGGTTCTCGTCGTAGGCGGCTTGCAGCTCCTCGAGGGATTTCTTGTACTCGTCGATGTCGGAAGTCCACGCAATCCATGGACTGTCCTCGGTCCAGATGCCCTTGACCCAGTCGCCCGTGACGTCATCCTGATACATTCCGCGTCGCTGACGCTCTGCATCGAGGTTTGCCTCTGCCTCGGCGATTTGCTGCTCGAGGCTGCTCTGCTCTTTCAGCAGGTCAACATAGGTCTGCTGCTGTTCGGCCTTGTATTCCGAATCAGCCTGCGCCTTTGCGGCTTTCTTGATGGCCTCGACGGTCGCCTCCACGCTCTCGGTCACACCGTCGTAGGTCAGGCCGAGGCCCGGGACGTCGGCGTTGAGCTGGTCGATGATGGCTTTCATCTCCGTGTAGCTCGCCGTCGTCTGCGAGTTCTGCGAGGCCAGCTCCCCGAGCCGCTGGGTCAGGGCCAGAGTTCCGAGCTCTTGGTCCTTGATACTCGAAGTGGAGCTGTTGTAGGCGTCCATGACCTTGTTGTGGCTCTCGACGAGGCCGTCGCACTCAGCCACAAACTCCTTGACGGTCTGCCGGTTGGCTTCAAACTCGTCGTTGAGCTGGTCAAGCTGGTAGCGCAGGCTGTTGGCAGCCTCGGAGTTCTCTCCATACTGCTCGCAGGCTGCGTTGTACTGGTCGTTGAGGTTTTGCAGCTCGTCGTACTGGTCGCGGCAGGTAGCCGTCATGCCCTCGTACTCGTCGCTCTGGGTAATAAGAACTCCGGTCAGGGTGACGGCTGCCGCTGTGACAGCAACGATGCCTGCGGCCGCGAGGACGAACGGGTTGGCTGCCAGTGTCGCGGTGAATGCCTCCGTCACAAACTTCGCGGCCGTGGTGGCAATGTTGTAGGCAGCCAGCGCGCCGGTAAATCCGCCCACGCCGACCGCAATGGCCGAAATGGCTGCTACGACGGCCGGGTGCTCGTCCACAAAATCGCTCATGCCCGCAAATACGTTGGTGAATCCCTCGTATACCTGCGTGAGCGCGGGGTTAAGCACGTCGCCGACAGAGATTTTCAGGTTGTTGAAGGAGTTCTCCATCCGCTGTTTACTCTTGTCGGTCGTGTCTGCCATCGTGGAGTATGCCTTTTCGGTTGCGCCTGCGCTGGTACGCATGGAATCGAGGACGCTGTTGTACTTGTCGGCTCCTGCGTTGAACAGAGACAGCGCGCCGATACCGGCCTCTGTGGAGCTCCACAGGGCGTTGAACGCGGTGCTGTCTCCGTCTACCGCATCGCCCAGCATTGCCATCACATCGCCGAGTGAATAGCCCTGCTCCATGAGCTGCGCAAAGGTCTTGCCGGTGGAGTTCAGCAGGACCTCCGAAACGTCGCTGCCGGTGTCGCCGAGCTCATTCAGCATCGATTTGAGGTAGGTGCCGGATTCTGCGGTGGCGATACCGTTGGCGGTTAGGACGGCATAAGCTGAGCTCAAATTGTCCATCTGGACGTTGTAGGCAGACGCCAGAGGAATGACCTTGCCGACGCTCTGCGCCAGTTGGTCCACGCTCGTTTTGCCGAGGTTCTGTGTGGTGATAAGGTAGTCGGAAAGCTGCGTAGCATCCGACGCCGCGAGGCCGTAGGCATTGATGGCCGTTGTCAGGACATCCACGGCTGTGGTCGCCGACGTAAAGCCACCGACGGCCAGTTTGGTCGCGGTTCCTGCAAAGGACGCCGCATCCGCTGTATTGACGCCGGCGGAAACGGCCTGATAGGTTGCCTCCGCCATATCGCTGGCCGCCTCGCCGGTCTCATTGGAGTAGGTGCGCACCTCTTTCGAGATGTCGCTCAAGGATTTCTGGCTTGTGTCCGCGATAGTGGCGACCATTGCGGTGGAGGTCTCGAACTGCGCGGCTGCTTCGGAGCAGTCAAAAAAGCCGTTCTTAATCTCGTTCAGAGTAGCGGCGATTCCAGCCGACGCAAGGACGCCTTGCAGCTCCTTGATGCCGTCGCGGCTCTTTTTGCTCGATTCCTCGCTCTGCTTGCCAGATTCCTCGGATTTATCACCGAACTTCTCGACTTCCTCCGAGGCTTTACGAGCTGCCTCCGCTGCCTCGTCGAGGTTCTTCTCGGTCTCAGTCGTTTTTTCGGACAGATTCTCGGCAGAATCGGCCGCCTGACCGGTGGCCTTTTCATAGTCCCCGATGGCCGAGGACAGGTCATCGACGGAATCGGTAGCGGTATCGGCGCTTTTAGCGGTCTGCGTGGCCGTGCGGGAGACTTTGCTCAACGCTCCGTCAGCCGCCGTGCCAGTGTTCTCGAACGCTTCGAGCGCTCGCTCACCGCTCCGAGTCATTTCGTCAAACTTGGAGGAAATCTCGTCGATGGCCTTGAATGTAACTTTCAAAGTCGCCATAATGTCCTCCCGTCACCTTACCGGATTATGTCCCGCCTGCACGGGTGCGCAGACTCCTCCTGCTCGGAGGCGATGTAAAAGAGCTTCTGTCTCCGAGTCATCCGGTCGAACTCCTCCGGTCGGAGGCCGTGCCGTTGCCACAGGACATGGGCCCAGTACGTCTCGCTGCCCGCGCTGCGAATCAGTTTTTTGCGTCGTCAATTTCCTTTTCGTCGGCCTGCTTCTGCTCCTCCTCGGAGAGCTGGCCGCCGATACCCAGCAGGGCCATAACAACGCGGGTGACATGGGCGAACTCGTCTGCGCGGGAGAAAACCTTCTCCGGCATCATGGTGACGTCCACGCAGTTGTAGTATTTCATCAGCTCCGGGTCGTCCAACTTGGGGTACTGCAACGCATCAACGATGATGTGGCGGGTGGCCTTCGCGTTGTCGCGCTCGTCGCGGAAAACCACATTGCCGCCGCTGATATACGGGTTGCCCTTGCCATCCAGCGCGATGCTCCGGGTGTGGTAAGCCTCGTTGATTTCACGAATGTGCTCAGAGGACAGGACCTTGACTTCGAGCTGAATAACCTTGCCGTTCTCGTCCTTGAAGCTCTCCGGGGCCGGAACGGTGACAACCTTTTCAACGTCAGATGCTTCGCGCATGAAATATTTCAGGTTCTTGCTCATAGCTTTTCCTCCAAAATAAAAACAGAGCCCCTCCGCCTTGGAAGGGCTCTGTACTCGTGTAGCCGACATGGATGCCGGTTACATCAGATAATATCCTTGATGTTGAATGCGATGGCGTCATCAACAACGCCGCTGCTCTCTGCGTCCAGCGCGGTCAGAGGCAGGTCTCCGGTCATAACGCAGCCGACGCAGGTCAGCACGTCAGAGCCGTGGGCCGCATAGAAATCCGAGTTCGTGTCATCCATGATGCCCTGAATAACCAGCTCCGGAGTCGCGCCAGATGCCAGATACTCTTTGATTTTCGTCTTGAGCCAGTTGGTCGTCCTGCGCCGGGTCATATTGCCGGTGATGGTCGCACCAATCCAGCGCGTGGAGGGCGTTTTCTCGCCGAGCTGGCGGCCGGTCCACGTTTCGGGCGTAAAGTTGACGGTCATTTTCACGCTGTCCAGAACTTCGACGCCGTCGATGAACGCATGGCCCTCACGGAGGCTGATGGGATTCTTGTTGTACTGCATAACTTACCTCCTTTTCCTTTAGCGGGTCTTGACGGTGAAGTACAGCTTCTCGGCCGAGTCCACAGGCTGGATGGCAACAATGAAATAAACTTCGTCGCCACTACTCAGACTCTCGTCGATATTAAAGTCCGCGTCATAGTCCACGTTCTTGATGGCCCCCATTTCCTCGTACTGCTTGAGGATGGTCTGGCCGATACCCTTCATAACAGACCAGCCCGTCGGGCTATTGTCATACTTATTGGGCGGGAAGTTGTTCTGGATGGTCTCCTGAATAGAGTCCAGCACACGGATAACGCGGTTCTTCCGATAGGTCTTGTCCTTCGGCTTGTTGAAGGAAATGAGGGAGTTGATGTCGTATTCGATGATAACATTGCCTGCCTCGGAGTAGGAGAAGAACATCTCGCCGTTATTGATAGCGGCAATAGCTGCTTCATTATCCTTCGGGTCCACAATGTCGGTCGCGCCGTTGTACAGCTCATAGGTGTTGGACTTGACGCAGCTGGCGGCTGCCGTAATGCCAGCGATGAACGCACAGGCCTCCGCATGGGTCAGCTCCACGTCGTCCACAACGACCGAGTTGGTAACATTGATGACACCCTCGTGGTCGGGTGTCTTTGCATCAGGCAGGACGACGTTCACGCCCTTGCCCATGCTGTCGCGCATATACTTGATTTTAGTGATAGCCGCGGTCTGGAGGGTCGTCTCCGTAACGGGGAAGCAAAGCGTGTTGAAGTGGATGCCCTCCATCTTATCAACGAACGCCGTCACGTCGCCGTTGGAACTCGCTATCTTTTCGCCTCCGGTCAGTTTGAGGCCCGCAATAGCGGTAAGCTCACCAGTGCCAGAGAAAGTAACCAGCTTGTCATCACTGGCAGCCTCCTGAAGTTCCTCGATAGTCTTAACGCCCTCGTATACAGCGGTCGCATCTGCGTCCAGATATACGGTAACATCAAAGCCTCCGGTAGGGTTTTCGACGACCGAAACATGAATATCGTTACCGCGAGGACCACCATATTTTGCCTTTGCGGTAAGCTGTTCTGCCGTGCCAGTTGCGGCCGTGCCATCCTCCGTAATGTAGACGATGACCTTGGAGGCCTTTTTGAAAGCCTCACGAATAAGCAGCATGTGCTTCTCGGCCGTGTCGTACACGCTGCGGCCGAGCTCCACACTGTAAGCATCCGGGGCCGCTGCCGTCAGGGTGATGGGCGTCTTGGTGGGACCAAAATCGTAGCCAATCAGAGGCAGCAGCACGATGCCGCGTTCGGAGTTGCCGACAACATCGTTGCGTTCGCTCTCGAAGTTGATGTATGTACCCGGCCGCGTCTTGCCAGCCAGCTTATCGTATTTACCACCTGCCATTAGACACGCGCCTCCTTCCCGAGCCAGTCATTGATATGCTGCTGCATTTCATTGACGGTGTATTCGCCGGTCATGCCAGCCGTTGCGCCTGCAAACGTGCTGGCCGAGACGTTAAAAAGCGTCTGGCAAGCCTTTGCCAGACGCTCAACAGGGAACTTCTGCGCGGTCTGTGCCGCGCTTGCGTTCTTCTCTGCCATGCAGATACCTCCTATTCAGTTTTCCCCTCGGCCGCTTTGAGGTCGAGGTTGTAGTGCATTACCTTCTGGCAATCCACCCTGTTGTACGGGCGGCGGCTGTCCCAGTGGAGTGTGAGCTGGGCCGTGCCTGTGTCCAGCCGTTTCACTCCTCCGGGGTCTTTGAGCCGTACTCCGCCTCCTGCTGCTTCCGTCTCGTCAATGAGCGGAACCAGAAGGCGGGCTGCGCAGAGGGCGTTCATGGCCGCTGCCGCGCTTGCGTAGGCGTCCTCGTCCGTGCTGGCGAAAAACTGGATGTACCAGTCATATTCCACCGCATAGGACGCGAACGTGTCGCCGAGAGGTGTGAGCTCCGGCTGCGGAAAGAAAACAGAGGGTACGACGAATCCCTCCGGGATGTCCCAGTAATAGGGCGTAATCCCGGGTACGGAATCGAGGATAAAGCGGATAACGCTTGCGATTTCCTGCTCTAGGGTAGCCATAAGTCTCACCTCACAAAAAATCCTTGAAATACTCGTCCAGCCAGCTCTGCAGCTTCTTTTCGAGCAGCTCCGGGTAGAGCTTTTCGAGGATTCTGATGGAGCTTTCCCAGTAATGGGAGCCCTCCACCCATTTCATTTTCAGGACCATCCCGGTCTTTTCTCCCGGGGTGTAGATAAAGCGGTCCTTTCCGTTCGCCTTTTCCCAGTGTCCGGGAACGAATCGCCTCTCTATCCCTTTCGGGTTGGTCCAGTGGCCGTCATTTACGAACTTGGCGTACTCGACGTTCGTGCCGACCTCAAGGGTCAGGCCGTTCTCGTCGAGCGTCCATACGTTCTCCTCGTCGCCTTTTTGAAAACTGTGGAGCAGCAGCCGATAGTCCAGCACGTTCCGGCGAACGATTTCATCTTGCAGAATGCGTAGGAACTCCATGCCGAGCCCTTCAAGAAACTTGTTCAGTGCTCGCTTGAAATCGCCCTGCGCGGCCGTTCCGAGCCGCTTGACGAAGTTTTCGAGCTCTACTGTATCGAATGTCACCTGCGCCATTACAATGGCCTCTGTTGGGCTGTGCGGTATATCTTTACCGTCATGTGATGCCCTCGGATGTTTCGCGGTTGACCTGCGGTGTATTCGAGCCCTGTTTCGCTGCTGACGATTTTGTCGTTGAGCCTGACGTCCGTTCCGGCCGGGAGCGTGAGCTTTATGTCGCTGTCCATATCGTTCTGCGGTTGCTGCTGGGCGATTTGGATGGACGCGCTACGCACTCCGAAATGGCACGGGACTTCTTCGAGGTCCGGCTGTTTGGGGTACTTGAACTTGGGGGAGCCGGGGAGCCCGTAGCCGGGGCTCGCGCTCTCCTGCTGGGTGTGGTAGATACTGCAACGATGGTCAAAGAAGTCCTCAATAGCCATTGGCTCAGAGGCTCCTTAACCGCATCGTGACGCCGTTGAGCGGCTGCACGACGACGTAATCGTCCAGCAGGCTCTCCACGCCCAGTTTCCCGACGTCGATGATGCTGCTCTCTGCCGTGTAGGAGTAGTCGTCAAAGGTCTCGCTTTTGAGGCGGACTTTGGTCTGCTCAACGGCATTGTGGGCGTATGCCTCCGCGATAAGGAGGACCGCCGTCTTGACATTCTCCGGGATTTCGGGGTATTTCTCCGGGTCGTCGAATCTGTTGTTGCAGTAGTCGATGACCCAACTCTCCGCCCGGGAAATGTCAATTTTGAGCTTGCTGTCGGCGCGGTTCTTTACTTCCTCAAACTCGGTGTACTCCTTGAGTTCCTCCGGCGTGACCCACGGCCGTTCGGCCATTAGTCCTCCGGGTTGATGATGGCGGCCGCTGCGGCTGCATCCGCCTCATACTCCTGAATCTTCTGCAAAATGCTGGCCTTAGTGGTACAGCCAGTCAGGTCGATGCCGTTGTCCTCGGCAAATTCCTTGAGCTCGTCGAGCTTCATCTTGGAAATGTCGGGGACTTCCACGGGCTCCTCGGCGACGGCCGCGACGACCTCCGCCTTGTCCTTGCCGGTGGTGTCCACGCCCATATCGTCGGCGAGCTTGTTGAGCTGCTCCTCGTCCATCTCGCCGAGGAAGTCGGCGTCCAGATGGCCGGTGACGGTGTGAGCGTCAGGGAGAGCCTCGAAATAACCGCTTTCCAGCAGTGCGGTATATTTCTCGGGGTCGTCCACAAAGACGTCAGGATGCGCCGCAGAGGCGCGCACAACGCCATCATAGGACAGGCCCTTAATCAGTCTAAGGTGCATAGCGTCCTGCCTCCTGTCAGATGGATGCCAGACCGGTCACAATGGCCGTTGCGTCCAGCTCCTCGACCAGCGTGTCGAAGTCGAAATGCACGACGTAGAAACGCTTGTCCTGATAGATGGCCTCCGGGCCCTCCGTGGTCTTGCGGATGACGACGCCATAGGAGTTGACGACAACGAGGTTCTTCGGGTCGGTCAGCATGATAACGTCATCGGGCAGGGCCGGGACCTCGACGACAGGGACGCTGGCGGGATTCTCGACGCGCTTATCGGTGATGATGCCGCCTGCGGTGACTGCCTGATTCAGGATGTAACGCTCCCATTCCTGACGGCGGTGGGGGGACATCAGCCAGCGCAGAGAGCCGTTGTTGAACTTGTCGGGGACTGCGCGCAGGCCCTTGTAGAACACATCCAGAACCATCGCGCCGGAGTTGATGCTGGACACATCGACGACGTGGCCGCCCTCCTTGAACTGCTTGACCCAGCCGTCGTTCACCTTGAGGAAGTCGGCGTCATCGACAGTACCCAGCTCGGTGGCCTCGCCTGCGTCAAATGCGCCCGCGGTGTGGGTGGCGGTGTACTGGTAGACCTTGTCGTTGTATGCGACGAGGTCGCCTGCGGTGTAGGATGCGGAGGAGTTGAACTCCTTGACCTTGGCGAACTTCTCGTCACCGTTGAGGCACAGGTCCTCGCGGTCGCAACCAATCTGACGGGTCATCAGGTTGGTTACGATGGTCTCGTAGTTGGAGCCCTCGATGTTTTCACGCAGGGTCTCCTCCGTGATTTCCCACGGCAGGCGGACGGGAGTGCAAGCATATTCCAGCTTGCCATGCTTGACACCAGAACGATAACCGTCGTCCGTGTTCTCGGTCTTTTTGCGCAGCAGGCGGCGGCCGACGCCAATCTTGTCGATTTCGCCGGTCTTTGCTTTGCGCAGCTCATGGCGGACGAGGCCGCTCAAAGGAGTTGCCTCAAAGGTCTGCTGAATGAACTTCTGCGCCTGCTCCGGGTTCAGCGCACCGCCTGCGGCCAGACCGGCGGTAGTGATGGTCTGACCGGCGGCGTTCACGATTGCCTTGTTGCTTCTCATAGTCATGGTGCTTGTTCCTCCTTACAGGATGCCAGCGAGATAATGCGGCTCGGACTTCTGGACGGGGTCCTCCTCCGGGTCGCCATCATCGTTCAGGTTGGTCGGCAGGCCTGCGGCCTTGCGGACGGGTGCAACAGCCTTTGCAACAGCCTTTGCGACGACGTCGGCCACGTTCTCTGCGGTCAGCGGCTCCGGGGTCTTTTCAGGCTCCTCCTGCTGGCCGAGGGCTTTCTTGACGGCCGCCTCGACCATCTTGCCAACATCCTCTGCGGTCAGAGCTGCGGGCTCTGCTGCCGGTTCTGCGGCTTTCTGGACGGGGTCGGTCGCGGGCTTCTGCTGGGTTTCCAGTGCCTTGGCGACGGCTGCTGCCACGGTATCTTCGATTTCTTTCTTGGTCACTTCGGTTTCCTCCTGTTCTTCTTCGGGGAATTTGTCGAGGAACTCCCCGAGGTTGGTGTAGATGGACTGCAACGTGCTGCGGTTGGCCTTGCTCATGGCCTTGCCAGCCTTGACGACGGCGCAGCTCTCGAGCGATTTTGCAACGGGCTGCCCCTCGGTGAGCAGCGCGGTGACGATGTTGTTGAAGTCGGTAAGGGCGTCGCGGATGGTCTCCTCGTCCGAGGCGAACTCCCAACGGTCGTTCACCCAGTTGTACCGGTACAGAACGTCGTTGAGGGCGTAGAACGCGGTCCAGAAGTTGTCGCTCTGGCTGCGCTTGGTGTAGTTGTCGGCAACTTCGCCTTTCTCGACAACATCAAAGCCGAGGGCAGCGGCCATTTTCTTAACGAGGCCGCGCATACCCTTTGCGGGTTGCTGCTCCTCCGCCTTTGCCACTCCGTCCTCGGGCAGAGGGTCGTCTGTGTCGCTGTACTTGCCGACGCCGCCCATGGAAAAGCCGGTGATTTCGCCTTTCTGGACTTTCTCGAAAATATCCGGGTCGTCCACCTCGACGGTCATCATCCATGTGCCTTTCTTGATGGCCTGCTCGCCGATGCTCATATCGCACGGAGCGACATAGCTTTCGACGACGGCTGCCTTTTCGAGCGGCTCGAACGAGTGCTGCACGTCCACCTGATTGCCGTTCTTGGCGAACCAATACGCGGCCTTGGTGATTTCCTGCTCCGTCATGTAATTGCCGTGGGCGTCCTCGGTGAGGGGCTCATAGACAATGCCGGTGATGTAGTGGCTGTCAGCATCCGCGTTGACGATGCGGCCGTAAGAAGCAAAAGAGGCGGAGCCATGCTCCGCCTTGGTGATAAGAAACTGTTTCTTGTTGGCCGCCTTGTCTACGAGGCTGACGAAAGAAATTTTTGCATCTGTGATGGCGTATGCTTTCTCGATTTTGCTCATGGTTTTCTCACCTCCTCTCTACGTCCCTAGGTAGGGCGTCTAATGGTCGGTCGTGTGCCCTTTCCGGTGCGCTCAAGGAGTGCAACATCAAACGGCTTGCGGCCTATATCCTCAAGGGACGAATAGAACCAAACGGCCGTATCGTCGCTCTCGGGCTCGTCTACGATGGAGAAGATGCGCCGGAGCTCGTCCTCCGGTGCGTCTGCCGGTGCTGCGCACCACTTGACGATGCGCAGCCTCCCGGGGAGCTGGTATCTCTCGACCCTCTCCACATGGTACTTGGGCTTGAAAAGGCGGCGGATGATTGCCGACACGATGCGGTCAAGCGTTTTCCAGCTCATGCGTAGTCCTCCTCGTTGATGCCTGCGCGCGCTTTGTTCTGCGCGTCGAGCTCTTTTTCCCACTCCCCGTCGTCCTCCGCGATGGCCTTCGCTTGGAGTGCCTGCCGCTCCTCAAGGGAAAGGCCGAGGACCTCCTCGCTTACGACCGGCTGCAAAAGGCAATGGCAGTTGACGCTCTCTTTCGGTGGGAGGCAAATGTCTCTCGGGGTCATGGGGTAATAGGTGTTCCCGTCGGCTCCAATCAGGGTGAACGGCTGGTCTTTGGGAACGCGGACGCCGTCCATGTCCACATGGTTCTGTCTCGGGTCGTTCCGGTACGCTCCGGTGTGTTTCCACATCTTCTCCTCGACGGCCGGGCTCTGGATGTAGCTTTCGAGCTGCGCGTAGCCGTGCGCCCGGAGCACCTCCGTCAGAGCCACGCGCCTCGCGCGGTAGCCCGGGGAGCGGATGCCGCTGTCTGCAATGAGGTTTGCGACGTCGTTGACGCCCTTGCCGTCGTTTAGGCCCTTTTGCAGGACTGCCTCGATTTCGGTCTCAGTGTCCAGCTTCATGACGTCGGCGAGGTCGCTGCTCCACGAGCTTATCCAATCGGTTGTCCGCTTGGTGAGCTTTGTGACGGTGAGCTCTGCATCCGTTTTCTGGACGTAAGCCTCAACATACGTCGGCATGATGGTGGAAAACTGAGTATGGAAAACGTCGAAAAGGTCCCGCGCCAGCTTGCTCTTGTTCTTGAACTTCGGCCAGTTATCCTTGAAGAAAGTCTCAAGGTCGATGGCGTCCGCCAGCTCCTTGAGCAGGTCGTCGGCGTTGTCCTCGAGGAGCTTCGTCACGACCTCCTCGATTTCGTCCACGGTATTCAGGCTCTCTTTCGCCTTGAGGTAGCCCTCCATCGTGAGCTGCTCGTACAAGTCGTTCTCCGCTTTGGCGAGGTAGGCGTCGATGGCCTTGATTAAGGGTCCGCAGCGCAAGCACTTCACTCCGCTTCGCCCTCCTCCTGTTTCATATCGACCAGCAGGCGGCGGACCTCTTTCATCACGGCGACGAGCTCCGTCTCGTTGGCTGCCGCCGCTTTCTGAATCTGGCCGTCGAGCTGCTCCTCCACACTAGGCTCGCCCTGCTGGGCGTTCTGTGCGGGCTTTGCCTCCGGCTGTGCGTTTTCCTTACCGGCGTCCGAACCGCCATTCTGCGCCACGCTGGGGCTGTTTCCGGTCACGGCGAGGGCTGCGGCTCGCTGCTGTGCGTTGGTAAACGCGAGCGGAATGTCGCCCCACTCCTCTGGGAAGTCCTCCGAGGTCTCGCCGAGGGCCTTGTACAGGACGCTCTTAGCCTTGTTCGGGGTGAGGCCGCCCGCGTTGTTGCAGACGGTCAGCAGCTTGTACAGGTCGTCCGGGTTGGAAACATCCGGCGCGCGGAAGAATACCTCGACGTACTTGAACTGATAGCAGTTGAGCAACCTGTTGTTGATGGCCCACGCCAGACGCCGCCGCTCCGGCTGGAATACCTGTTTCTCGGTCACTTCCATGGCCGTCTGCGCCGTCGCGCGGTTGAAGTCCGTTGTGTAGCCGGTGTAGAGGTCCGGGAGCTGGAACGCACTCTGCACCTTCCGTCTGTTGTTTTCGAGGTAGTCTTGGAAAAGCTCGTCCTTTTGCAGAATGGCTGCAAGGTCCTTGACCTCGACCTCCGGCCGGTTCTCGGCGTTGAATCCGGTGCGGTTGTCTGCCGCCTCCGTTTCCAGCACCATGAAACTGTGCTGACCCGCCTCACCTCGGATGCCGTTCATGTACTCCTTGAGCTTGGCGAAACTATCGTCCGTCAGGCTGCCGCCCTTCACCATAATCAGCAACGGGGTGTGTCGGCCGTTCAGGAAATAGTTATTGTTGAGACTCTCCGCTCTCCGGGCTCCATCTACGGTAAGGATGGAACCAACCCACCGGACCTTGCCGTATGTGGCGGTCCCGATGGCGAACTCGATTATTTCGTTGGCGCGGCTCTTGAACTCGAGCTCGGCGACGTACTCTCCGCTCGTCGGGTCCATGATTCGCGGGTCTCCGAACTCCTTGTAGTAGACCGTCTTTCCGTTGACGGTCTGCTTATACTTGCGGAACTTCCTCATGCGGTTCTCGGTGTGGTCCCGGTGGAAATACGTCACCTCGACGCGCGGGTCCAGCCTCCGGCTCTTTTCCACGCTGGGGGTGTCCTCGATGAACTCGAGCTGTATGACGTTCCCGTCCATGTCCCGGATGACCTCTGCGTAGGCGCAGCCGTAGGTTTCCCGGGCCTCCACGATGTCCTCAAAGAGCTCGTTGCTTTCCTGCTCCATGTTGAGCATCTCGACGACCTCCGTCGCCCGGTCCCACTCCGCTTTCATCTCCGGGGTTTCGTCCGCGTCCGCAAAGTCATCTTTGTACCGGATGTCGATGCCGAATCCGGCGATATTGGACTTGTAGGCCCGGATGCACTGCGGGAGTATGGTGCTTTCATCCACCATCTTGGAAAGCCCTCGGAGGTCAAACGGCGGTTTTGTCCAAATGCCTGCCGTGTACGCCTCCTCCGGCGAGATTTGCAGGGAGCCGTCTGCTTTGGCGATGGGCTTCATCCCGCCGCGCTGCTCCGGGTCGTCCGCTTTAACGATGCGGACGTTTACCCGCTGCTGGGCGGGCTGCTTCTTGTCGCTCACTTCTTAACGTCTCCTCTCCTCTTGGGTTTGACAGGCAGGCACAGCAGGAGGATGCAGTCGGCCTCGTCGGGCGAGTGCATCCCGCGCTTTTTCATGGCGTCCTTGCTCTCCACGCGGATTTTGGCGTCGTCGGTCATGGAATACTTTCGTGTGGAAAGCTGGCCGACGAGGTCGTTATCGTTCGGGAGAATGAGCTGGACGGGCTTCTGTGCGCCATCCGGTGTCTGCGGTGCAAGTAGGTTCTTTACGACGCTCATCATGTAGGTGGTGCTGTCGTAGTAAAAGTCATGGTGTATGCGCTGGCCGAAGTAAACGGGGATAATATCCATCCACCAGAACCGCTCCGGCTGCTCGCGCTTTACGCGCCGCAGACGGTCCGTGACGCCGCCGCCGAGGCCGCTGTCGTCTATCTTGATGGGAATAGCCTTGTCGAACCGGTACTTTTCCATGAGCTTTAGGCCGAGCTCCATAATGTCGTCGGCCGTCTGCATAAGGTCCTGCCCGCTCTTGCGCTTGTAGAACATGGCCTTTTCGTCCACCTTGTAACCGATGACGGTGCGGTCGTCACCATAGCGGGCAACGTCGCAGCCGATGTCGATGCGGACAGGTCTTGCCGGTTCCGTCCATTCGGTCATAATGGATTTTTCGACGAGCGGCAGGGGGATGAAAACATCGTTCTCCTGCCGGGGGAACTCTCCGGCGACACGAACACGGAAAACGTCCGAATCCTCGCCGTACATCTGGATGATGGTCTTGACGAAGTCGTCCGAGACGCGGCTGCTGTTCCGGCCGTCAACATGGAACGTGGTGTAGCTGCCTCTGTTCTTGTGGTGGCTGTCATAAAAAAAGCCCGACAGCTGTGTCGGGTTTCCGCACATGAGCAGCCGCGCTCCGGGCGTCGAAAGTGCGCCCAGCACCGGCTCGAACACCTTGTCGTCCACGCCGCTGGCCTCGTCGATGATGTAGAGGATGTCGTCGGCGTGGAATCCCTGCAAGGCGTCCGGCTTGCTGGCCGTTCGAGCCACAGCGAACCACTCCTCGGGGTACTGCTTCATGTAGACCTTTTCCTTTGTCCACATCAGCTCCCGCTCGAGGGCTTTATTGTTGCGCAGCCACTTGCTTATTTCCGCCCACAGAATATCGAATAGCTGATGCTGCGTCGGGGCTGTGCAAGGGATTTTGGGGAACGGCCGGGTTGACATAAACCAGATAACGGTCCACGCCTCGACCGCACTCTTGCCGATGCCGTGGCCGCTGCGGACGCTCGTCATCTGATTCTTTGCCACAGAATCCAATATGGCGCGCTGGTTCTTGTCCGGCGTAACGTGGAGCAGGTCCTCGACAAAATCAGTCGGGTGGTCTGCGTAGTACAGGATAGCCTCTTGGGTCATCATGTCTGTTCTCCTCGTTTCCGGTTCTCGTATGCGGCCGCGATTTCATCGGCGAGGGAGAGCGTGGTTTCCTCCTGCTCCTCCGCCGTCTTGCCTCCGGCCGTGACGCCTGCCTCCTCCATCCGGTTATCCCGCTCAAGCTCTGTGGCCTTGTCAAGAAACTGGATAATGTCCTTTGGCGTCATCGACCCGTCCGGCAGATTCTTGAGCTCCGCGAGGGCTTTCTCTTGGAGCTGCAATGCGATGCCGATGTGGCGGGTCCTCATTTTTTTGTACTTTCGGAGTGCCTCTTGTCGGGCTACGTCATCCAAATGGTTGTCATACGCTCGGCAGCGTTCTCCCCACTTTTTCTCGCGGCTCCAACGCTTGATAAGCGTGTCACTCTTGGATAACTGTTCGGCAACGACCCGTAGGCTCCTGTTTGAGCCCATATCTCGGTAGATGGCAAATGCCTCGTAGGCCTGCGCGCTTTCGCCCGGTTGACGCTCCCAAAGGTCGTCTTTGGTCCTATTCGGCATTGTCCTCCTCTCCTCACTTTCAGCTCTGTCCCGGGCTGCGAGGCTCCGCGCCCGTAATCCAGAATAGGGTGCTTTCCGGTGCGATGCCGGAACTTCTAAACCACTGCATCGTCTTTGCCTCGTAATGAGGATGCAGGCGAATGCCCCCCCATGTAGCCGCTACGGACTTCTCATAGACGAATCCGGGGCTGTGGAAAAAAGGTCGTGGTACTCAAACTCTCGGCCTGCGCCGTACTTTTTGAGGGTCTCATGGATGAATCCGCGCCGGTCCGGGGCCGTGGCTACGAGGTGCATCCTCTTGACCCGTTTCCCGTACCTGTGCAGTCCTATCATCACGCCGGTGGCGGTGATGCCGCTGCCGCAGGTCATCACGAGGTTTTCTATATCGTCCGGGAGGTTCTCTGTCTGCGCCGCAACTGCGGTTAGCAGCGTGTCGCCGTACCCGATGATATTGATGCCGTACTGGACAATAAAGCTGTTTTCCTGCGCCGCCAGCTCTTTTGCGCGGGCGTGTAAAATGCTGTGGCGGCCGGAACGTGCTGCAAGCACTATGGACGCCCCATATTTCATCGCCAGCCGGGGCATAGGCAGAGCCGCAACGCTCTCCCGGGTGGTTCCGCCGTACACGATTCTGCACGGCATCCCGTTTGCCCGGGCAACCGCTGCGGTGATGGGTGCTTGCGGGGAGTGGATGCTGCAATACGTCAGCAGGCTCTTGTAGCCCTTCTTGACGCTGTTCACCAGCATCACGCATTGCCGGAGCTTTCCTCCGTTCACCTCTCCGGGGCCAAACGGGGCATAAAGGTCGTCCCGCTTGATGCGCAGCCCGTCTACCTCCTGAACCGGCGTCAGGCTGTACTCATTCATCCAGTCCAAACACCTTTCTGTGATAGTCGGTCTTTTTGGCGAGTTCCTCCTGCATCAGGCCGTAAAAGCTCTGTTTTGCAATTTTGCGCCCGCTGCCTGCGCTCTGGTTCAGCGTCTTGAACGGTCCGCCTGTTCCGACTTCTTTCATCTTTTCCGTCGGCTCCGGGTTCTTGCCGTTCATCAGCATACAGAGGTTATACTCGTTCGGCCGGAATCCGGGCAGGCCGTCGATGCCGCAGCAAGTCATGCTGTCGCCCATCGCGCGGAGCCGGTTCTCGCCGCTGTAGAATTTCAGGCCGTACCGATGGCACTCCGCCTTGATGGCTTCAAAATCATGCCGCAGGCGGGGCAGCGGATAGCAGAAGTCGCCGCCGATTTTCGTCATGCCGGGTTTGGCCTTGAAGAATTTCATGCCCTCCACGATGACGCCGTAGGCTCCCGCCTCCGCGATGCGAGGGATGTTCTTCATAACGTCATGGAACACCTCGGGCATATACGGCTGTATGCGGACGATGGTGCGCTGCACTCTGGCCGATACCGTCTTGAGGATGGCGAGCCGCTCCTCGTAGCTGGGCGTCCCGCGTTCGAGGCGGTCGTACTTGCTGCACACCATGCTGATTTGCAGCACACAGTTGCACTGTGCCAACAGGTCGAGGTACTCCGGGTCCGCAACGAGGCGGCCCTTTGTGCTCACCACAAACGGGTATTTCGTCTCCGCCAGCAGCTTGAGGCACTCGTAGCTGGCGCGAATCTGCTTTTCGACCGGCTGGAACGGGTCACTCATGCCGCCCCAGTGGATAGGGATGTTCCAGTCGCACCACTCCGTTTCGTTGCCGCGCTTGCCCTCAATAAAGGAGCGCAGGCCGTCTACGCTTTCGTCGCGTTCGATGTGGCTAATGTCGTTCTTCTTCTGTGCGAAGCAGTACCGGCAGCCGTGCGAGCAGCCGCGATAGGTGTCGAAACGCACAGGCAGGTTACAGAGAATAATCTGGCTCCCGCATTTGCAGCCCATTAAATCTCACCTCTAATCTTCTGGACGATGACGGCAACAAGGTCCTCTTTGCCGTTGTCCTTTATGTACTCTTTCAGGACGTCGCGGTCCTCCGCGCTGAACTTGAGCGAGATGTTGAACGTCTCCTCGATGCTCTTGAGCTCGCTGTCGAGGAAGTCGCCGTCTACGAGGGCGTCCACGTTGTTTTCTAGGGCCTCGATTTCGTACAGGTCGAATCCTGTCTCCGGGGCCGCGTCGCCGAGGCCGTCCAGCAGCTCCTTGAGCTTTACCTCGTCCCATTCGCCGGTCACTTTGTTCATGGCGATGTTGAGCTGCTTCTCTGCGGTCTCGTCGAGGTCAACCACGGACACGTCCACCTCGGTGACGCCCTCGTTCATAAGGACGGTGAGTCTCTGGTGGCCGGACACGACGCGGTTGGTGCGTCTGTTCCAAATGACAGGAACGACCATGCCAAACCGCTCAATGTTCCGCTTGAGCTTCTCGTACTCGTCATCACCGGGCATCAACTCCACGCGAGGGTTGTACTCCGCGCGCTCCATATCGGCGATTCTCTTTTTGATAATTTCCATCAGATAAGTCCCTTTGCCTTGTTCACGAGCAACTGCGCCAGTTCAACCTTGCCTGCGGGGTTCTCGTCAATGTACTTATCCATTGCCTCATGCACCTCCTCGGGCAGGGTGAACGTCATGGTGTAGCTTGTCGGCTCGCTCTTGCCGGTGTCGGAAAAGTCCTCGTTCAGCAGGTCCTCGATGTGGTCGTATGTCACCTTGAGGGCGTCGAGTTCCCAGTCCTCGAAACCAGTGAGGGCCATTTCGTCCTGCTCTTTCAGCTCGTCCAGAATCGCGGTGAGCTTTTCGTTGTCCCACCGGCCGGAGATTTTGTTGAGCGAGACGTTAAGGATGCGCTCCTCCTGTTCGTTGAGCTCGACCTCGACGACTTCGACCGTCTTGTAGCCCTGCTCCACCAGCACCTTGAGCCGCTGATGGCCGCCTACGATGTTGCCGGTGGTCCGGTTCCATACGATGGGCTCAACATAGCCGAAAGTCTCGATGCTCCGGGCCAGCTTGTCGTACTGCTTGTCGCCCGGTGCGAGGTCTTTCCTCGGGTTGTAGTCCGCCGGATGGAGGTCGCTCACCGGCAGGGTGATAATTTTCATCTGCCGTTCCTCCACGACCCTTTTCGGGTCTATAACACATAAAAAAATAAGGACCGCCCGGAGTCGGGCGGTCCTTTGTCAAGAAGGGGAATTTATTATGATGCCAAGAAATTGTCTCTGTGCGCGGTTTTACCGCCTACATTGTATCTCAGACCTTGCGCCCTGTCAATGCCGCGTTTATGCCCCAGAACGGGTCGTTTCGTTGCATAGTTAAGCCTTCTTGATGCCGTCGATGCCGAAAATCAAGGCCGACAGCGTAGCACAAGCCGCGTCCACGTCCTTGTAGACGGTTCTCTTGTCGATGCTTTCCATCTCTGCTACGGCAGCCGGAGAAAGGGGACGGTCCCGCAGATACAGGGCCTCGATAACGCGGTAGTGCCTCTGTTCGGCCTCGTCCAAACTGTTCCCGCATACCACCTTGTAGATGTCGAGCATCCGGTTGACGTGGCGCATGATAATCTGCGTCCGGGCTGCGGACTTCATGATGCTTTCCACCTTGAGGTCGTCCTCAAGCAGCTCGTCCAGTGCCTCCACAATTTCTTCAACGCTCTCCTCGCCGGTCGCTGCACTGGCCGCGTCGTATACTGCATTGGCACAGTTGGCATTAAGCGTGGTATAGTTACGCAGCAGGAGCTTTGTGTTACGGAATCTCCGGTCGCTGCGGCCGTCCCGGAACTTCTTGCGCTCCTGCTCCACGGCCTTGATGCTGGCCTCCGCTCCGAGGCGGGCAGCGTCCGTCACAGCGGCCTCTACGCTCTCCTGTATCTCTTTCCCCAAGATGGCTCGAACGGCAGCAACAGCCGCCTTTGCCGCCACCTCTGCGGCCATTACCACAATTTCTTTTTCAGTCATTATGTTCCTCCTCGGTAACACCCGGCAGCTCGTCGAGCAAGGCTTTGGAAATTTTCTTGAGTGTCTCACAGGCAGTCACCACTTCGAGTGCGGAGACCCCGCTTTTCTTCATGGCCTCTGCGAGCTTGCCCGCGCTGTCCTCCGTGATGGGGACACCCATAAATGAGAATATCGGTTTTTCCATGTTCGGCTGCTCCCTCCGTATTTCGTTCACCAGCATAAAGCGTTCCGGCGTCGTCCAGTTCATCAGGCGGCTCAACCTGCACACGGCCGCGCGCCACTCGTCCGTCTCCGGCTTCGTCCCGTAGGGCATCCCGCAGAACGCCGTGAGCACGTCGCTCGCGCACGAGAGCTGGCTGATGTCGTCCATCGTGGGGATGTCCCGCAGCAGGTCCGGGGTAAAGCCCGGGCCAAACCGTACCGCGTATTCTTTGAGGTCCGGCTCTGTAACGTAGCTCCGGCCGTACCGTTGCTTCATGCTGCGCCAGACCGTCCACGGGATCCTGTACATCCGCAGTCCGTCAAACGTGGCGACGATGAAGCAGTGCGCGCCGAGGGCCTCGTAGGAATCGAGCTTTTCGGCCTGCTCCGGGAGAACGCGGTCTTTATTCAGCCTGCCGGTCCCCGTACTCTTTGCCTCGAACATCACCGCACGGCCGCCGAGCATTACGCCTTTGAAGTCCGGTTCTGCCTTTTTGGTGTATACCGCGCGGAACTGGCCCGTTTTGTTCGGCTGGCTCACCGGTCGCATGGGTTCCGGCGTCTTGCTGATGTCTGCGCGGCCCTCCTTCGCCAGCCGGGTACAGGATGCCTCGATTCTCTCCTCGAGCTGCCCGCCCTGCGCCCGGCTCCGGGCTCCCTGCAATGCCCGGAGCGGGTCCTTTACCGGGCCGCTCATTCGAGGTAGCCCTGCTGGCGGGCGAACTCTTCGATTTTGTAGGCGGTCGCGCTCTTGATGCCCTTACACTCTCCGGCGTTGAGCTGCTCGAGGAGCTGCGGCAGGGTTTTGCCCGGGGCCGGGGCTGCTGCGCGCTGGGCCTCCGCTTCGGAGTAGCCGGTGTTGTAGGCCTCCTCCCGGATGTGGTCGATATGCTCCACGAGCTTCTCGTCGGTCATCTTGCGCAACTTCACAGCGCGCTCATGTACGTTCTTCTCCTCGCCGGTCATCCGGCAGTTTCTTTTCTTCACTGGTTTTCCTCCCTTTCCAGACGCTTGCAGTGGCCGTTGTTGTAGGCCATGCACTTCTTTTCAGAGCACCAGCCGAAACGCTCTGTCGTAATCTCGGTACGGCTGGTCCACGAATGGCTAACCTCCCGCTTTGTGCTTTTCTTGTACGGGCAAAACATACCGTCATCGCTCATTGTGCTGCCTCCTCTCAAAGATTCGTGTGAAGCGGCTGCCCGGTCGCAAGCTGCCGGTGGACGAACTCGCG